TGCTGGCCAGCTTGGCGTAGCCGGCAATCTCGCGCAGTTTCTGGATTGCCACAATGGCTGCATCGCTCTGGGGCACATTGCCACCCAAGCGGAGGATGGCTTCCATGCCGCCCTGCCAGTTCACGCCTGCGAATGCATTCTCCACGCGATCATACTCAGCGCGGTCAAAGTCCAGGGGAATGGTGCGATAAGTCTTGGGCGGCAGTTCTTTGAGCACGTCGGCCTTGAGACGACGCAACATCACATGCTGGTTAAGCAGAGTGTTGAGCTCGTCGGTGTTGGTGGCGCCGGTAAAATCCCAGCCATAGCTGTTCTTGGTGGCGCCGCAGTAGCGGAAGGCAAACTTGGTGAACGAGCTAAACTCAGGAACATAGCTGCCCACGGCACGCACACTGGTGTAAATCTCACAAGGACGGTTCACAAGCGGCGTTCCGCTCATAAGCGTCACTGCGCCAATCTTGTGTCCTGTGCTCACGGCGCGTCGCCGGCCGCCCGGCAGCTTCTCGTCGTATTCGCCAGTGGCCAAGCGGATCATGGCCTGCGTGCGCCGGGCACCCTGGTTCTTGATCTTGTGGCTTTCGTCCACAGCCATGAAGCGGATGTTGAGCGCTTCGATGTTGCTCACGTTGGCAGCCAAAATGTCGTAATTCATAACATACAGGTCAGCGTTTGAAACAGGCGTCTTGCTATAGATGACGTTAGGGTGGCGCGCGACGCGCTTGGCCGTTTCCTTCTTGGAATAGGCCTTGCCCACCACATTGATGTGGTAGGTGCTGCCGGTCATCGCGATGATTTCATTCCTCCAATTGAATTTGAGAGTGTTAGGGCAAATGATCAACGCAGGGACCATCTTGCACTTATGGATATACGCCATCACCTGCACTGTCTTGCCGGTGCCTTGTTCATCAGCGAGGATTCCAGTGCCGCCGTTAGCTTCCAGCCACGCAACCCCATCGGCTTGAAAGTCTTTCAGGGTGAAGTTGAAGCCTGAAATCTTCGTGGACCGGGGGATGCTGTTGAGGAACTGATCGATCGTCTCATCGTAGTTGAGGCCGTGCTTGACAGACAAGCGGCGCACTTTGCGGGCGGTATCAATGTTCAACGGCACGTTCAACATCGCGTATTCCTTGCTCTATGACGTCATAATAGCACAGGCAGCCAGCATGTCAACCAAAAAGGTCATGCGCTCCAGTAGGACTCTGAGCTGGGAGACATGTATAGTGGGGTGTCAGCCCGCTCCATATACGTCTTGCCTGTCATGAGGTTGACACGCTCAACCAGGGGCACTTGCGCATGGTAAACGCTGGATTCAAAGACGGCGAGCTCGCTGCGGAGGTAGCCTGTGGTCTTGACCATGCGGGTCAGCGCAGCCTTGGCAGCCCGCTCGGTGGCCCAGCTATCAGTGCGGGTGGCACGATACATAACGCAGCATTGGGTAGCAACATCAACAATCACGTAGCTCATTGCGTCATTCCTTGCTCTATATCAGTAAGATAACACGTCAGCTCGCTACGTCAACCTAAAAACAGACATATCTCCCAGGAGACCTATTACCAGCAGTGGTCAGCCACCTGGTTCATATAAATCAAAAGGTTAGCACGCAGTGTGCCGGCTGTAAAATCAGCAGGTTAGATTATTTCAGCCTCTGTCGTGCTGTTCGTGATGACACCATGCTATAGTGACACATTGAGATGCATGAGAAACACCTGCGTGGTTTTTGGTTGACACCCCGGGCTGATGTGCTATTATGACGTCATAGAGCAAGGAGCGTGATATGCAGAACTGGCGCGTTGATGCTGCCCACAGCGACACTGCTGAAGCTTTGATCTGCCGTGTTGCCGGCGTGTGCAACGGCGCCGCAACCTGGGATGGCGCCGGCTTTAGCAAGTTTGATGCCCACTTTGGCCACAGTGTGGCCCAGCGTGCCCAGAGCGGCCGCGCCTGGACTGTGAAGCAGGCCGAGGCTGCCCTGAAGCTGCTGCGCAAATATCAGGGCCAGCTGGGTGGCAAGGCGTTCATGGACGCCTGGTTTGTGAATCCGGTGTTTGCCGCGCAGCCCTGGGCGCCCGACGCTCCTGTGTCTGCTGACGCTGTTGCCAAGCCCGTGGCCCTTCGCAAGCTCTTGAGCCGCGATGCCCTGGCAGTGTTCCGCTTTGGCTATGATGCCGAATTGGTTGCTGCCATCAAAGCCCTGCGCGGCGAGCACCGCGGCCGCAAGTTTTGGGCCGCTTGGGATGCTGCCAACCGGGAATGGACTGTGCCGGTCAACGAGACCAGCATAGCAGGCATCATGGCACTGGCTGAACGGTTCCAGTTCGAGGTGGAGCCGCGTTTCACAGACTATGTGGCACGGGTGCAGGCCAAGACTGCGCCTGATGCCATGATGTTGGCCCTAAACGGCCAGCAGCATGTTGGGGTTATGGGCGACAGCATTGTAATCAACGTGGGCGATGTTGCCATCCTGGCCGAGTTTGAGAGCGAGTTGGCTGGCGCCTAATCGCTCTCTGAGCGTTTACGCAAGTAGCCCACTCTGATCAATACATCGGCCACAGTGTGGCAATCTTCAAAATCCCAAGGGTAAATTGCCGTGTCTAGGTAGTCGCCGGCATCTTGCGCCAGCACCACATAGTCCAGCTGGTCCCATATCAGGTCATCGTGTAGGTCACATGCAGGCGTCAAGCCTTGCGTGACAAAGCCGTGTTTGTTTATCCACAACAAAAACCACCGCCAATCTTCCAAGGGCACATTATCCGGGCATTGGTGTAGATTTCTCACCTATAAATATCCTTACACAACATTGAGACCCACATGGCCCAACAGCTTTATCAAAGACTTTTCTATGGTTACTCTACAGTGGATACCAATGTCAAGAACCAGCAGTTCGCAGACATTGAGCTCATCAAAAGAGATTTAATCAACGCCTTCTATACCCGCCCTGGCGAGCGTGTCATGATGCCCACCTGGGGCTGTGCCATCTGGAATCTGTTATATGAGCCCTTTGATGCGTTCACTCAGCAGAGCGTGATTGACGAAGTCAATCGTGTGGTGGCCACAGATCCCCGTGTGCAAGCCAACAACGTCACTGTCACAGTATATGATCAAGGCATGCAGATCCAGATGGATCTCTATTATGTGCCGCTCAATGTGATACAGACTTTCAGCTTAGATTTTGACAAACGTACGGCAGAAGCCTACTAACACAAGAGAATACAAATGGCAGTTACCCAGCAACAAAGACAAAGCCAACTTTTTTATGGCGAGGATTGGAGAGTCATCTACACTGCATTCACCAAGGTGAATTTTGCAGCGTATGACTTTGACACTATCCGAACCGCCATGATTAACTACATACGCCTCAACTACCCTGAAGATTTCAACGACTGGATTGAAAGTTCAGAGTTTGTGGCCATTATCGATCTTTTGAGCTACTTGGGTCAGAGTCTGGCATTCCGCATGGACCTCAACACCCGCGAAAACTTCCTGGACACTGCCACCCGCCGAGACAGTGTGATACGCCTTGCTCGCATGCTGAACTACAATGCACCGCGTGCGGTTCCCAGTCAGGGCTTGCTCAAAATAACCAATACGGTCAGCAGTCAGGATTTGTATGACAGTTCAGGAAAAAATATCAAGAATGTTTCCATTACTTGGAATGACCAAAACAATCCCGATTGGTTGGAGCAGTTTATTTTAATCATCAACAACAGTCTCAACAGCAACAATTACTTTGGTAACCCAGTCAAAAGCGGCACAGTGAACGGAATCGCCACCGAACTGTATGAGATGAATACCACTGCCAGCGGCGCCACTGTGTTTCCGTTCACCGCCACTGTGGCAGGTAACACCATGAATTTCGAATTAATTAACCCAGATTTCACCATAGCTGACAACACAGCCATCAACTACAGCACCAGCGGCTTGTTTTTCGAGCGCAGTCCTGATCCGGCCAACAGTTGGTTTTTGATCTATCGCAGTGACGGCTTGGGAAATAGCAGTGCCAACACTGGATTTTTCCTGATGTTTAAACAAGGAAACCAAGGATATAATGATTATCAACTGGATTACCCTATTGCTAACCGAGTAATTGATGTCAATGTCAATAACATCAATAATATTGATGTTTGGGTTCAAAATGTCGATAACGCAGGTAATGTCATAAAAAAATGGACCAGTGTACCCAGTGTAAATGGTTATAACGTAATTTACAATAGTCTCAAAACCAATCAGAGAGATATTTACAGTGTTTATACTCGTGATTCCAATGGCATAGATCAAATCAGCCTGAGATTTGCAGATGGAAATTTCGGTAATGTCCCACTGGGCTTGCTAAGAGTGTGGTATAGAGTAAGTAATGGACTGACATATCAAATTCGACCAACTGATATGCAGAATTTAAGTTTCGCATGGAATTACAGCGACAACCTCAACAACACATTCAGCATTGTGTTTGCAGCCACTTTGCAAACCACAGTGGCCAACAGTCAAGCCGGTGCCACAAATCAACAAATAAAATTGGCGGCAAGTCAAATATATTACACCCAAGACCGCATGGTAACTGGCGAAGACTACAATTTGTATCCACTTGTCAACACGCAGGCATTGAAAGTCAAAGCTGTTAACCGTGTCTATAGTGGACAAAGCCGATATCTGGATATTAACGATCCCACCGGTACATACCAAAACACCAAGATTGTCAGCACAGATGGCATACTTTATCAAGAGATGGATCAAAATCGTGTGGAAGTCAGTGTTGGTGCCAATCAAAATAGCACCTCGTTGGTAACCAACTACATCCAACCCATGATGTTAGGGACCCAAGACCAGCAACGCATTGCTCAAGAGCTCAAAGACTTCTATTATTATAATTACCCTCGCGGCAACATACAAGCAAGCGGCAATGTGATGTGGAACACCAACACGGTGAGTATACAAAGCAGCACAGGTGCCTTCTATATCACAGTTGGCAGCACAAATACTGCCCAAACCGTGGGGGGCACAACATCCATCAACAATGCATTGTATAATATCACACCTGGGGCGTTGGTTTATATTGTGGGACATGGATGGGTGGAAGTCACCAGTGTAAGCAACAATGGAATAGGATCGAATAATGGCATT